AAGACGTTGAGGCTTTGAATCTGCTTCGCGCTTTAGAACAAAAAAAGATTACTTGGTTTGAATACTTTGAGCTTCTGAGAAAATTGATTGATCGAAAGGATTTAATATGATCGTCACAGCTAAAATGATCATGGTGGGTTGGATACTATTTTTGGATGGCCTCATGGTTTGGACAATTTTTCAATTGATCCAGATGAATTAGAAAGGAAACTCACATGGAAAAAGGCATCTATTCTGCCATTACTAAAATCATGGGTGATGTCGGAGCAATTGAGAAAACCAGAAAAAACGAGCAAGGTAAGGGGTATCTCTTTCGAGGGATTGATGACGTGTACGCCGCACTTCAGCCTCTCTTCGTAAAATACGGGGTCTATCTCGTCCCAAAAGTCCTTGAAACATGCCGCGAAGAACGGGAATCAAAAAACGGCGGAACTCTTATTTATACTCGTCTTACGGTTCAATATACGTTCTACGCTCAGGATGGGTCTTCATTTGAGGCCGTTATTCCGGGCGAAGCCATGGATACTGGAGATAAATCATCTAATAAAGCCATGAGTGCGGCAATGAAAATTTGTTGTTTACAGATTTTTTGCGTCCCGACTGAAGAAGAGAAAGATACCGAATATGACTCTCATGAGATTCAACCCAAACAGAAACCTCGAGACTTCTGGGATCCGGGATTCAAATCGGGCGGTAATTTTAGCCGAACCGAAGAGAAAGATACCGACGGTGGCTGGAAGCCCAGCGAGGCACAATTGAAACGCCTTTATGCAATTTCTAAGTCTTCGCATTGGTCGGACGCAGCAGTGAAAGACTATTTAATTAAACTCGGAGTTCAAAGTAGCTCTATGTTGAGTCGATCTCAATACGACACTGTTTGTCAGCATATTTCTCAAAATCCGATGGGAGCTTTTGGACCATGAAGGTCTACTTTGTTCATCAAGGCAAATCTCCGATGGTTACCTGCATCATGGTATTTGAAAATGGCTGGGTCCCATTTCAAGAGCTATGTGATCCTAAGGAGGCGATTGACAAACTTTGGGCTTTACACCCTGACCGGCAGAAGATCGTCGCGCAAATGGGCATTATGGTCGAATACGAGCCAGTAGTGACTCATATCAATGAGTTACCCCAGACGATCTATGAAAATACCAAGCGTGCCAGTAAATGGCAGCACTTGTCGGATCTTTATTTGAATTTGGAATATCCAGAATAGGGACGTGTCGGGATAGCGTTCGCATCCTGCTCACTTGAATTCCGAACAGAACTTGCATATGTACTCATAGTGCGAGCTCCAGTAACAAGTCCCTGAAAGCGATTGGCGTTAGTATGCGTTGGCGTTTGCTTAGGCGTTGGCAAATACCAGTCTTAATCAATCTTCTGCGTTCTTCTGTGCTGTGAAACCCTTGGTCTAATCGCATTTTATTCTTGCACGGCCCCCATATTAACTCCGGGTATTTATCCGCAATTAAATAGAGCCAGGTCATCTTCTGCGCCGCATGGCCGTAGTGACCTTGAGCTACACAGCAACTTCTGCCACCATACTTATCTGGTTCGGTCCATCCTCCGCGCCATGCGGGAATAGGTAGTCCAAACTTTTTAAATGCGTGCGACGCTTCCGGGTGTTCCAATATTCCTCCAAACTCTCTCACGCTTTTCAGCGCACTTTCAAAACAACCGTTGTCATCTCCTAGTTTCTTTCGCACCTTCGCACTTGGTCCTCCACTCCAATAACGTCCCCAACGCTCACACGGGGGGTGCGCTACAACCCTGTATGGCCCTGAATAGTTATCTTGATAAGTTCCCAACAGAGAAGTTGGGCGAATATGAGCAGCAGCTCTCCGCGTTTGTTGACAGGAAATACCCCGAAATCTACAAAGAGATTGTGACATCGGGAATTGGATTGCAACCTGGTGAATCGGCTTTAACTGAAAAAGCGCAATCAAAAGGGTGGAACATATTAGTGCAACGAGGAGGGTGAAGGACCGTCGGGCGCTAACCCCTCCTGTTGGAAAACAATATTTGAGAATTAAAACAATGAATAAATAGCCAGGAAGGGCATAGGCGGTGGCAAGAAGGAGGGTCGCGAGATTAAGTTCGAACACGACCCATTAGCCCGACTTTTTATTAGTTTGCGGAAATAGAATGGTCCATCCAGTACCAGCTTCTTGCTTGGTAATTGAAGCGTGTTTAGTAGACCCTTTATGGTTTGAGCTACTATGCGAACTGGATTTGTTTGAGTCAAATCTATGGACCGATTTAACAAAACTACGGGATTCGCCAACTACAACCTTACGGACGGCGGTCTCGACGAGGTTTTGAATGAAAAGTTCTTTTTTATTTCCCATCTTTCTTATAATTATAACAGACGCGCCGCACTAATCCATAAAAACCTGTTATACTGAAGTTTCTTTTCCGAATTCATACCCCTCCCTACTACGCTCGCCTTCGTGGCCTCAGCCGTTTTAAATTAAAATCCGCTTGCCATTTTAAAATAATCAATGCAAATTTGAATTGAATCGAATTCATCAATCGATGCCGCAAATTTGAGTCGAGATATAATTGCGAAAATTTTTTTAAAGATGATCTCGGCGTTCTGCGCTCTCTCGACTCGCGCCGATTGATCTAGGGACCCTGGTGATGCGGGGTCCCGCTCATTTTCGGTGGGGAAAAATGGCAAGAATAAATATCGAAGATGATCTTTTTAAAGATCAAAGATTTATAGATCTAGTTTTAGCGCTAAATAACAAAGATACCGCTATTGGTGCACTCGTGAGTTGTTGGATGGTGGCTCAAAAATTTTGGAAATTTAACGAAAATGGTATCCCAAAAACTGAATGGATAAAACAGAAAATCCGTCAGGAATTAATTACAGTCGGTTTTGCAGAAGATCGAGGCGACTTCATTTTTGTAATTGGTTCAAAAAAACATTTTTCTTGGTTAAAAGACCGTTCAAAGGCTGGAAAGTTAGGAGGCAAAGCGTCATCTCGTGCTCGTGAAATCATTAAAGAAAATTTCAAGCAAACTCAAGCAAACTCAAGCAAGCTGAAGCCTCTTACTCTTTCTCTTTCTCTAAATACAAATACAAATACAAATACGTCAGATGCCAAAACATCTGACGCACTCTCACCCATGGAAATATTAGAAATATGGAATCAGAATTGTGGACCACTTCCAAAAGCTCAATCACTCAACAAAGAAAGAGAAAGACAAGCGCGAGCAAGAGGCAGAGAAAATAAAGACCCTCTCTATTGGAAAGGTATTGCTCAAGTATTAGCCGCCGATTCGTTTTGTCGAGGTGAGAACGATCGGTCCTGGGTGGCGACCTTCGATTATTTTCTTAGACCTGGAACTCACGTTAAGATATCGGAACGAGCTGCAACCCAATCTTTGAGAAAATTAAAGAGTCCTGACGAGAAATGGGAGGAACTATCTTGACTCGTGAAATTATTTTGACTTCGCCGTTGGTTTTGAGTCAGCGAGAAATCTATCTGCAAGCGATGGAAGAACTCGTAAGACCGCACCCATCGATTGCAGTTCCTGGGTGGCCAGGATTTATGAAAATGACTGGCGGTTTTCGAGTACGAGAGTTTTCAATTTTGTGTGGCGGGACTGGAGTCGGTAAGACCCAATTCTTGGCATCATTGAGCGCTGAGCTTTTAAAACAGAATGAAAAACATTTCGTGATGTCTGTTGAAACAGGAGCGACGGATTTCATGAAACGAGTGATTTCGGCTATTTCTGGCCAGGATTTAAATACAGGTGCTGCCATCAATCCAGATCTCCTTGCCAGACTGCACACTCAAAACTATAAATATTTTGATCAAGACATAATCGAATTTAGTCTTTACGAAGATCGAACGTCGGTTGAACAACTGATGCATGATATCGAAATGGCCGTAGCAAAAGGTTGTAAAATTGTTTTTATCGACAATTTGAATTTTTTCATGGAAGTCACAACCGCTGCAAATCAAGTCGTCGAAATGGACCGCGTGATTCATGAGTTGATTATTTTTTGCAAAAAAGTGGATGTACATATCGTGATGGTCATGCATCCAAAAAAAACAGATCATGGCCGAGTGGAAAGTGAATTCGACGTGAAGGGATCTTCAACGGCAGTTCAAGAAGCGCACAATGTATTCTTACTCAACCGTCCGAAACCGGAATACATTCAAAACGGAGAATCAAATATTAATCAGCGAGAATTTAAACTCGCAAAAATGCGCCGCCGCGGAAGATTTATTGGAAGCACAATGATCTTTGAAAACTTTGGCGGTCGATACGAGGAGAAAGGATTTTTGTGACTCTGTCGGATATTTTTGATTCAATCGAAAAAGAATTGACTAATCTTTGTTTGAAAGATCGTTTAGGAGAATCAATCAATGGATTAGAAGCTGTAGGGATTGTTCGCAAAACAGATCCAGCTGCATGGACGAATGCTGAAGATAATCTTGAACGAGGCGATATAACTTCAGAACAGTATCAACAACAAATATTGAAAATCATCGAATGCTTTCGAAGTCGTCGAATGGTTCGACGACTCGATAAAATTCTTTCAAAACCAATATGACTAAAAATATTTCTTGTGAATTATGCAAAGATCAAGGAGTGTTTTTCCGTACGCATATTCTTGAGCCGGGTTGCTGGACTTTTCGATGTCACTGTTTACGGGGTGAAAAATACGAAGATCAAGGCATTCCACAATACAAAAAAGAATATGAAAAATACTTCCGTTTATGTGAGGAACCGTTGACGTGATTGAAAGCGATGAAATCGGGCAGTCTAAATTGGAAGATCTTTTTCGTTGGGTTCAAAGCGACGACTACACCGAATGGGAAAAAAACTTCATTGCCGATATTAAATACAAGGGACTAAAATACCGCACGCTCAGTTCTAAACAAAAATCGTTGATATCTAATCTCTGGGAGAGAATGTGATCAGTTTCACTTTAGCGATTGATCCAATAGCCAAAGGTCGACCTAGACTTGGGCCCTACGGTACAGTTTATACGCCCATAAACACCCGTAGATTCGAAAACGATGTTCGAATCATAGCTAACCCCTATAAACCGGTAAAACCGATCCTAGGGGCCATACGAGTGAATGTTAAGATAATGTTAAAACCACCGGTCAGACGAGTTAGAGATCTTCCGACCTGTCGTCCAGATTGGGACAATTTTGCCAAGTCCATATGCGATGCGTTAAATGGAATGTTTTGGAAGGATGATAGTCAGATTGTCGATTGTCGAGTATCGAAACGATACGATTGGGTGAATCGCCGTGGACGGATTGAAATTCAAATCTTCGAGGAGTTTGAAATGACGGAACTGGATACACGAGACGAAACGATTTCGCATTTGAAAGAAAAGCTAGCGGAACTTGAGAAAGAGAATGCGGAATTGAAAGCAAAACTCTTGCCCTCGATGAACGTATGTGAACCACCAGCGCCAGACGTGAATGCGGGTGAGATTTAATATGTGGAAGCTTTATCTTGAATTCGCTGTTTGCGCTTTAGCGTGGGGAACCGTGGGATGGCTTTTAGGCCGGATCCGGCTTATGCATAAGCTCCTATTTGCGCATTACGTTTTGGAACGAGTTTGCCAAGAATCAGGATTTCGAAAAGGTCGGATCTCTACTATGACAGCGCAGATGGCTCTACACGCTATCAGAAAGAACGCACAATGAGACCTCTCCAACAGCCTTTAAGTTTGGACGATCGTCTAGGGCATTTGACCTACGACGATCTCACAGAAGTTCAGCCTCAGGAAACCAAGACGGACCGCGAGCTGTTTCCAGAAAAATATTTAGATCACTGGGCAAATGATGGCATCATGATTCTCGAAAGCTGGGTTTATCCGAAACTTTTAGATCTGTATTCGGCTCTTAGATCTTCTCTTTCGATGGAACGATCGGCGAAGAATAACTATTGGGACGGTTGGCATTATCCGACTCCATTTATGAATCATCCGGAACTCCGAGATCTCGCTCTTGCTCCTGAGATCATCTCGGTGATTAACGATCTGGTCGGGGAACCGATGGGATTGAATCTGACTTTGACTGGTTGGATTTCGACTCAACGAAACTGGCACAGTGATCAGTACTTAAATCCGAGAGGTCTTTGGTCAAAGTACTTAGCTGTATGGATTGCTCTCGATGATATCAATGAGGACGCTGGACCGTTTGAATTCGTTCGTGGATCTCACAAATGGCCGGTTTTAACTCAAGATAAGCTTTTTGCACATTTGAGTCCTGATGAACAGAAATCCCCTCACTGGCCCACGTTTACTCAAGAACATGTGGCTCGGTGCTGCGAACAGGAGATTGCTAAACGCGGAGCAAAGATTGAACCGTTCGTTCCGAAAAAAGGCGATATTTTAATTTGGAGTTCAAATCTCATTCATCGCGGATCAGTTCCAAAGAACAAAAATCTTTTGCGGAAATCTCTCATTTGTCATTATTCATCGGTTCCAACACGGACTAAAATTGATATGCCTAAAACAAAACGTCATACGAATGGAGGTTATTATTTTGATCTTCCGTCGACAGGTGAAATAAAGCCATGAAAAAAATAAAGATTCTAGTCCAATGTCCAATGCATAACGACGTAACGTCTCTTTATCGAGCGATGGGACCGCTCAATATGCTTAGACGATTGTATCCTGATGTTGAAGCCATCATGGGTGGTGTGAATGTCCGAGATTATGATTGGCATGTACTACGAGGATTTGACGTTTTATTCGTCCAGCGTCCGAGTCATCCGAATCATGTCAACATCGTTGAAATGGCAAAACAGAACAAGATTCCGGTCTGGATTGATTTTGATGACGATCTCCTTGCTATTCCGCCCGATAATCCATCTTATGCTGAATACAATCAAGACTCGTACAAGATGTCCATTGTTCAAGCGCTTCAAATGGCTGATGTTGTAACTGTCTCGACGAATCATCTTAAACAACAATACGATAAATATAATAAGAACATCGTTGTGATCCAAAACGCACTCGATGATTATTTATTGAAACCAAGAATACTCCAACCGCAACGCCGTCCCATCATCATGTGGCGCGGATCCAATACTCATCTCGGAGATATTTTTGAATTCCGAAAAGAGATCCTACAAGTTTATAAAGAGTTTCCTCAATGGCAATGGTTCTTTTTAGGTTGGAATCCATGGCCGCTTACTCAAGAAATGAAACCAGGAACTTTTGGAACTGCGACTTGGGCGTCGTATCCGGATTTTATGAATCTTCTGCAGAATCACTGTGCTCCGATTCATATTGTGCCGCTCAAAGACAATGTCTTTAATCGAAGCAAGTCCAATATCTCCTGGCTTGAAGGAACTTTCGCCGGATCGGCTGTTCTTACTCCAGACTGGGAAGAATGGGATCAACCTGGCGCTTTGACGTACTCAAACCCGTCAGAATTCCAATCGGGTCTTACGCGCATGATAAATGGAACTGCAGAACTCCGAAAACGACAAGAGGAATCGATGGTCCAAATTAATGAACGGTTTTTACTCAGTAAAATTAATCCGTTACGATACGATGTCTTGAGAAGATTGGTGGATTAGGATGGACCGTTCATATGGGGATTAAATGATCTACCACGGGGATTGTTCCAACATCAACACTAGGCCGTCCTTTTTATTTAGAGATAAAACAGGAGAATTCAAGTGCATGGTCATAGAAATTGATGATCCAACTCAACCCAATCCATTTCCGTGTATTGTGGTGCGATGTTATCCAAATGGTAAAGGTGAAGCGCGAGGTGAAGGGTGAGTAACGACGGTAGACCAAAGGCTCTTAAGACATCGAGTTATGGGACTATTGCTCCACGCGGAGACTCTGCATTGGAAGTTGGATTCGACATAGCATTTAAGGGCTACTTTTATATTATGAGTATAATTACCTTTCCTCTATGGGCACCCTTTTGGTGCCTCGGAAAAATTGTAAAGCTCGCGCGAGGTGAAGGGTGAGGTTAATACACGGAGACTGTTTAGAAAAACTAAAAGACATTTCAGACATGTCAGTGGACATGGTTCTAGCCGATCTCCCTTACGGCACTACCGCGTGCAAGTGGGATACGAATTCAAGTGAAGCAGGATGCGAAACGCTATCCCGACCCGTCCCTGTTGTGTTAGATCTCTTCGGCGGCTCAGGCTCAACTCTCATCGCCTGCGAAAAAACAGGACGCTGCTGTTTCATGATGGACATCGATCCGCACTATTGTGATATTATTGTCGCTAGGTGGGAGAAGTATACTGGCAAGAAGGCTGAGAGGATCGATGGCTAAAGAGGGTCCTAAATTCAAAGAGATCAAATGGAAGGAGTTTGACAAACTCTGTGCGATCCAATGTCTTAAGGCAGAGATCGCCTCTTGGTTCAATGTCTCTGAAGATACGATCGAGCGTGCAGTCAAAAGGGAGCAGGGCGTTAGTTATGCGGTCTACTACGCACAAAAAGCAGAAAAAGGTAAGATTAACCTGCGTAGACAGCAATGGCAGCTTGCGTTACAGGGCGATAAAACGATGCTCATTTGGTTGGGAAAACAACATTTGATGCAGTCTGACAAGAAAGCTTATGAGCATACCGGCGCAGATGGTCAGCCGCTTTTGAATTCGTTGACGGACATTCTCAAAACAATTGAGGATAAATGAATGATCAGGAAAAGCGTAAGCTCCGAGCCAAACTCCAATCCGATCCAGCCTTTCACATCGAGCATATCCAAGGCGTCACTACGCTCGAACCCTATCAGCGAACGATCTGTGATCTATTTGCACGGAACCCACTTATTGCTGTTGCAGCATGTCACGATGTTGGCAAGACTTGGCTCGCCGCGAAACTGGTTCTTGCATTCGGGTCTTCGTTTCCAGCTTCTAAAATAGTCACCACAGCTCCCACGTGGCTTCAGGTTGAATCTTTGCTGTGGTCCGAGATCAGAGCAGGTTACTCGAAGTCTAAACATCCCCTGGGCGGTCGTATGCTCAATACAGAGTGGAAAATTGGTGATGACTGGTTTGCGATCGGTCTATCGCCGAAAGAGGACGCAGACAATGCTGGAGATGGTCAGGGCAAGACATCCGGCTTCCAGGGATTTCACGCACCACACATATTATTAGTCTTTGATGAAGCGACTGGCGTTCCATCTAAACGATGGTTGCAAGCCCATGGGATGTTGACTTCTGCCAACGTTCATATGTTAGCAATCGGAAATCCTACCAGTAAGAATACTGAGTTCGCGAAATGTTTTAAATCGAGATTGTGGAAGAAAGTCACCATTACATGTTTCGATTCGCCGAATCTCAAGATTAACGAAATCACCAATGTCGCCGCTTTGGAACGAGAACTTACAACTTTGCGCGAGATGAATGATGATGCAGCGGCCGCGCGGATTGCGAACTACAAAGTCGTGCAACCTGCACTTTTGACATTACAATGGGTCGTAGATCGGGCGTTGGCATGGGGTCTATCGCATCCGCTCTTTGTTTCTAAAGCATTGGGAGCATTCCCAGAAGAGGACGACAATGCCTTATTTACTCTCGGTTCTATTGAGCTTGCTCAAACTCGTATTTATATTCCTACTCGCAATGACCGGTTTTCTCTTGGCATCGACGTTGCTCGTTTTGGCAGCGATCGGAGTGTTCTTACTAGTCTCTGGGGTCGCAAGATTCATCGACCAACCGTACTCGTTAAAAGAGATACGACACAAGTGGTGGGACAAGCCGTTAAAATCATGGCCGAATTTATCCAACATGGAGTCGATCCAACCCTTGCCACAATCGCCATCGATGGAACCGGGGTCGGAGCAGGCGTTGTCGATGGGCTTAAAGAACAGCAAAGATTCGGACGCATCCACCACGAAGTAGAAATTCGTGAGCTTCATTTCGGCCAAGGATTTGCTGGCAATCCCGATGAGAAAGAACGCGAGTACGATACGAAGCACTACGCAAATCTCAAAGCAAAGATGATGGTTCGACTTGCTCAAGACATTAAAACGCATCTCGCATTGCCGAATGAAAATTCATACTGTGAAGAACTCCCAACAATTTTATACACGCTCGATTCAAAAGGTCGCTACGTAATCGAATCCAAGGATGAGTACAAATCCCGCACGGGTCTAGCATCTCCGGACTTTACAGATTCACTCGCTCTTGCTAATGAGGGGATATATTCAATACGACAAGAGGTAGGATTAATGAGGGTATTAAAGCGATGAGAAAAATAATTTGGATCGTTTTGAGTATGATTGGTAGCTATTCTTGAATGGGAATGTGATTGATGGCGTGATTGATGGAAAAGGCTATGGCTCTGGCTCTGGCTATGGCTCTGGCTATGGCGATGGCTATGGCTCTGGCTCTGGCTCTGGCTCTGGCTCTGGCTCTGGCTATGGCGATGGCTCTGGCGATGGAAAAGGCGATGGCTATGGCGATGGCGATGGCTATGGCTCTGGCTATGGCTCTGGCGATACCGAACTGATTTTGGAGTGGTGAAGAACTCCAATCGATCGCTATTTTATTGTTTGTATTGTCGTAAGCGAAGATGGGCGAAGAATTTAAAAATGTGCAGGTTTATTATGATGCAACCCTGATCTTCTGCAAAGACGGATTTGGTTGTAAGAAACAATAATGAAAAAAAGGAGAGTAAAATGAGTATGATTGGTAAGAAGGTAATCGTTCGCGCGAATGTAGCAGGAGTTCATGCGGGTATTGTAACAGCCCATACGCCTGGTGTTTCGGCAATTGAACTCAGGGATGCATTCCGACTTTGGCGCGTTTTCACGCGCGATAAATCGGGATCTATCAGTGATGTAGCGGCGAATGGTTTAAAGCCAAAAGCAGATCACCAAATTGGAGCTAAACTTAAATCTGTAGCGATTGAAAATCCAAGTGGCCTTGAGATCGCAGAAATGACAAATGATGCTTACGCGTCGCTTGAAGAGGTATGCTCTAAGGAAAAATGATTATGAGTCAAGTTATCTACAGAGATGGACTTGAAGAAGTAACAGACGGTCCTGTAATTGTTTCTTCAACTAGAGAAGGACATCGAGTTGAATCTTACAAAGTTGAGGGTAACAAAAAACGTTTTTTTGTTACCCTCGCAGGGAGTCATTACTGTGCTCATGGGAACACGTTGGCCGAAGCAATTGCTGATGCTATTTGGAAGGATGAAAAGCGTAGGCCTTCTTTAGACGCAGTTAAACAAGAGATTCAAAACGCCGGGGAAAGTAGAAAAATTACTCTTCAAGAATTTCGTACTTTGACGGGCGCATGTAAGACTGGATGCGAAATTGCTTTAAAAAGAGCTGGCCTCGATGGATCTCCAATGTCAGTCGATAAAATCAAGAAATATTTTCCTGAGTGGGGGGCGAAACTAATTGCTATTCTTGAATGGGAATGATTGATGGAAAAGGCTATGGCTCTGGCGATGGCGATGGCTATGGCGATGGCGATGGCTATGGCTCTGGCTATGGCTCTGGCTATGGCGATGGCTCTGGCGATGCCTATGGAAAAGGCGATGGCCTTGGCTCTGGCGATGGCGATGGAAAAGGCGATGGCTCTGGCGGTGGCGGTGGCTGTGGCTGTGGCTATGGCTATGGCGCTGGCTATTGCGCTGGCTCTGGCGATGGCGATGGAAAAGGCGATGGCCTTGGCTCTGGCGATGGCTGTGGCTCTGGCTATGGATCTGGCTAATTCAAGGTCTCAATTCCGTAAAAAAGGGTCACTTGTCCAGTTCCGGTATAGCTATTTAGATTGATCACTCGAATCGTGTATCCATCCTGAACTGAAAACGAGATCGGATTAGTCGTCAATTGAGGATTCGACGCGTTAGCCACACAAGGTAAAAGAATTGCGGTTTGAACAACGGCTGATGCGTTCAAGGTTTGATACTCATAAAGAGCGGCTACAGTACATGTCCAATATCCAGTAATAAAATAATTCGCGCTTGGCGGACTTGCAATACTTCCCGAAGCAGGAAGAACCATCGTTGCCATAACGGCATTCGTTCCAGGATTCGTAATGGGACCATTAGAAATAGGGATTCCTGGAATTGCCAAAGCGTTCGTACACAATAAAATCAAAAAACCGGCTAAAAGTTTCATATTATTCTTCCGTCCAAGAATAAGAGACATTGAAAGCAGCACCTGCGACTGTAAATCCCCACATATAAATTGATAGACCATCGTTTACACCCCGAAGCACAATCGATTGCTCACCCGGAAGCGCTCCAAAATTGAAACTGTAAAGTGCCACATTATCTGTTGTCGTCCCAGGATTCAATGTTAAGTCCCAGATCTTAGGATATCCAACGAGCACTCCTAAAGTCGGATTAGAACTGCATCCTTGAGCAACGGCTGTAGCGGCTGGATCTAATCCATCATTAGCCATTGTGACCATATGAATACAAGTCCCGCCTGAATCTGGGGTCGATCGTTTGACTAAAGCCATAGGTATCGATCCAGACGTAGTGCGCGTACCAGAAATTGTGACATTAATGACACGAACTATTTTTGTGGCGCTTCCATTTAAGATAGCAATGTCTGTAGCGAGCGTTCCCGGGACCAAGTCTTCGTAAGATGCGATGTAGGTATTTTTCTGACCATCAACTAAAGTCACTGGCCATGGACTCGCTAAGGGTCCTGGAGTTCCCTGATTAGCGGTAACTATTCCGCCAGTTGTTTGCATCGGTGAACCCAAAGTTGAATTAATGGTCGATAGACTTGAATCTTTGGCAATCGTTGCGCCGCTCGTCGTTACAACCGTTCCATTAAAGAGAGATGCGGTAGGTTGAACGGCCGTTACCGTCCATACTCCCGATTGAGTTGCACCGAATGCCGTATTCCCAATCGTTCCGCCTGCTTGGAATGGCGATCCCAAAATTGTATTAATAACTTCAAGTTCAGCCAAGACCGATTGATCTACAACGAACCAAGGTGATGCCGAGCTTCCTTGAGTTCCTTGATTAACGGTCCCACCACCGCTGCCAGAGCATCCCGAGATGCAGGTAATCGGAAAGGGATTCGCAGCGGTCGCATCGACGGTTGAGCCATCCACACCCCAGACGATCTTGAACTTAGGATAAATCGCAGGTGTCCCACCGAAAGCTTCGTAGTCATACCATTGCGGATAATTTGTATCGTGGGAGATGATCTGAGTCTGAGTCCATGATAAGCTCGGATTAAAAAAGAGACCCAAAAGAAGAATTGATTTTATTAAATGCATGACTCTACTATGAATTGGAAATGGCAGAAAAGAAACCACTGACTCAGTCTAAAGCTTATTCCGCATTCATTCATGACCGCGATATAGCACTCGACTCCATTCATGCGAAGTATCAAATTGCATTAGCGCAGATTGTCACTGTTCTGCAAGAACGAGCCGAAGAGATCGCGGCTCATATGAGCACGAAACAACATGGTCGACAATTTGCCAAACTCAACCGCGATAGTTTTCAGAGACGATTAGAACCGTACTTTCAAATGGCCATAGAACAGGCGCATTCGCTTTTTAAGCAGCTTCGAACTACAACCTACACTTTGAGCTATGCCGGACAAGCTGAAGCAATTGGACGGGCTTTAGACAAGAATACGCGCGGCAATCTTTCGAAATCCGATGTCAATGAAGAGATGGAACGAGAAACTCCGAGCGGTGGAAATACTGCTGCGCGAGTTGAGCTCGCATTCCATCGACTTCTTCGAGACATTGTAGATGCCTTTCAACTTTCTCAAGTCTTGGAAAGCCCAGCTCAAGAAACCATGGATCGGATTGACCGGGCATTCCCCTCTAAAGCACGAATCCCGAAACGCATCAAAATGGCCCAAATTAAAGAGGCCGCTAAGCCCAAAGACGAAGAACCTGGCATTTCGATGTCATTCGGAATCATTGAGCCAGACGTTTGGGATCAGGCTGTAGAGGACTACACACAGGCATATTTGCCATTCGGAAGATCTCCGAACGATAAGATCTTCTATCCAGTGGATTGGTCTAAAGATGATCAAACCGATTATATCCAAGGTTATTCTTGGGAACTCGAACAAGAGATGATGGACGATTTTGTTCAATCGGTTCGAGAAGGGGAATCGGACTCGGCTGAAGAGAATGGGATCATGGATTATCAATGGATTGCTATCATTGATTCGAAAACTGACAATTGTTGCATGGTTCGAGATGGCCTTAACTCGACGGAGATTCGAAAGAAACTCGATAATGGTGAAGACATGGGCGATTGTGATGCTGAAGTCCCGCCTGCCCATTTTCATTGTCGTTGTCGAACTGCTCCAATGACCGAGGATATGATTAGCGAGAAACCCGAAATTGACTTCGAAGGATTCGATAACTGGCTTCAACAAAAAGGGAATATGGAATGATTCATGTCATTACAGTGTGCCATTGTGAGCCAGCAACACTTGCGATGAGTCTTGCGCAAGCTCTCCGTACTATGGGACAAGTTGAGATCAAGACATGGATACTGCTCGATAATGTTTGGCCGATTGAACACGATAATGCGGCGCAATGCATCAAGTCTATAGCTCGCATGGTCGATGGCTCAGTCATCTCAGTTCCGAAGAATCTGGGAGGCCATGGTGGATTTAATTTTGCTTTTCATCAACTCAATGCTGATCTCCAGGATCTGATTCTTTGGTACGATCCCGATAGTTATCCCATTACTCAAGGTTGGTTGAAAGCTATGAAAGACGTTATGGATGTCGATGGGAATATTGCGACGCTGTCTTTATGGCCCGAAAACATTGGTGGGAAGGATTGGAATGAATTTACAATCGCAGGACATAAAGTCCGAACGTATCCCCATGCCGAAATGTTCAGTATCACTATGTGGCGTGCGTCATTTATCGGCAAAGGCGGCGTTGCTGCTGAATACCGGTGGTACGGCCAGATCGAAGCTCCGGCATTCCGAAAGGCTCAAGGACTTCGAATGCGGAACGCCTATTTGGCAGACTTCAAAGAAAAGCATTGTCCGCTCCCGCATCCCGAAAGTTATTCGAAATGGAAACAATCTCATTTGAATCGGACGTTTAATGGTAATTTTGATGAATGGTTGAGAATCAATCTGAATCCGAATTGAGGCTTGAGAGGAAAAACGCACGTTTAAACCGCTCAAGCCCTCGTGAGAAAATATCTTTGCACTGTTAAAAAATCCACACTATTATCAAAATAGATGATGATTTCTGAACTGAGTTGTGGATTACTCACAATCAATGGCTAAAACTAAGCCGGTTGTCCCTACTCCAATCGAACAGGGTCTCGATGAACGCAAGCTAGCGCTCAGAATGATCGCCAGTGAGGCGACCTTCAAAGAAGACGATTACCTTTACGATGACAGCTTTAAACCGGGCGATCCGTCCAAGTTTCGATCCGTTCACACCATGGCAGAGCTCATGGAATGCCTTGAGCAAAATAAGGACATAGAAGCCGAAGGGATCTTCCTAGAGGCGAACTCGGACGGCGTCTATCGCTACAAGAAACTCAGAAATAAGAATGCGATCCAAGAAGCCTGGAAGTCCAATAGTCGCATCAGAAAGTTTCGTGAAGCCAATATCAAAGAAGGCGACGCATTCGCATCAGACGGATTCGCCGGATCGATTCCAGGGAGTAATGCCGGATTAGTCGGCGATGATTTCGTGCCTCTTCTCGGGGGGCCATTCAACAAGCAACCGTATCTCTATGACTATTTACGTGCGCATGCTTATTGTTTTCATGAGTACCATCACCATCCTCTTGCTCGTGCCGTGGTACACATTACTAGAGATTTCGTGCTTGGCCGCGGTTATCGCATTGATTGTGAAGATCCACGAGCCCTAGCCCTATGGAAAGCCTTCGTAAAGGTGAATAGCCTCGAAGAGATGATGGAAGATATCTGCCGCGAGGGATCGATCTACGGCGAGAATCTCATCTGGTGGTTGCCTGACAACGAAGTTTTTATTGGTTATCAGGATCTGCCGGGTCAAGAACCCGCCAAGGGCTTGATTCCCCGGATTCGGCTCTTAGATCCCTCAACCGTCTGGGAGATTGTCACATTCCCGGAAGATATTAAAAGAGTCTTGTATTACCAGCTTGTCTTTCCAACCCAGTACCAAATCTACACAGGGACCTCGGCCGGCAAAGCGGTGCCGACTTCTAAGTTTGTCATGCAGCAATTGCCGGCCAGTGACGTCATGCACTTCAAATACAACTGTGTCTCCAATGAGAAGCGCGGGCGCTCGGATCTATTCCCGGTCTTAGGATACCTCAAATGGATTCGGGATTGCATCAATTACAAACTGATTGCGCTTAAAAAACAATCTGCATGGACTGAGGATATCACTGTTGAAGGATCGCAGACTGATGTCGATAATTTGACCGCGTCTTTAGAAGGCCTAGGTGAATTTGAGCCAGCCGGATCTCGATTTATTCATACGAAAGCCATTACACGTCAATATCTTTCAAATCAAGGTCGTAGCAATGGCGATGATGAGACATTGAGCTGGGGCGTTTCTATGGTAGCCGCTGGCAGTCAGATCCCGACTTCTTACTTCGGGCTTGAGAAATCAGCGGGTCAGACGAAGGCATCTGCTATTGTTGGGACTGAACCGGTTGCTAAGAAGTTCGAGCGACGTCAGCTTGAGATCGGTCGAATCCTTCAGGCACTTTGGGACAAGTTCCATAACGGCGGCTGGGGTGTACCCGGTGCGAAGTGCAAGATCAGCTTTCCTGAGATTATTAGTCAAGATTCGTCTGCCAAGCTTAAGGATATCAAGTTCACTGAAGATTGCGGATATATCTCTCGTCAAACGGCAGCGCCTCTTGCGGCGAAGGAAGTCGGCGGAATCGATGAGTATGATTACTCAACCGAAAAGGATTTGATTGATCAGGAAAGCCAACAACCGATTTCACCGGTTCTGATCTCTCCTCTTACTGCACCGACCGCTGCTGCGAAACCTCCTGCCAGTCCTATGTCTCCTTCTCCAGATAGTGGGAGTTCGTCGGCGGTTACGAAGTCCGACAAAACAGCAGTCGCCTCTCAATACAGAAGTGGAGCAAGTTAAACTATGAGCTTCATGATTCCAGACACATTGCAAGACTTTGCACAGAATGCGGGAAAGTATGGAGTGCCAACGTTTGAAGAAGTCGACCGACCTTATTACAATAAACGCGACCAAATGTTCGGCCGTGAAGATGATGAGGTTACAGCGATTGACAAGGGCGAACCGATGTTAGGTTGCACTCAATCATACTACATCCAAGACGTGGGGTCGCGCTATCGGCTCGAGTCTTTGGAACAAGCTGAAAGAATTGCACAAGATATGGGCTTGAGTCTGCATCGCGACTTCGTCGTTGATCCTCAGCTCAGAAACAATCATCGGGGCAGTTTTTATAACGAAGTGACTTTCCGTTCAAAACGATCTGGCGAAAGGCGGAAAAGATGGGCGTGAAACAGCATGGAGCAGGAATCGTTCCTAGTCTTTATCTTCAGCCAGGCGCAAAAGATCCTAGGATTGCTTTACGACGTGCGGCTGAGAAAAAAGAGACCGCTGGAGCAAGCGTTGCACCACAAGTGACTCGTGCAGGGGTAGCCCAACAATCAAGGCTAGTGTTACCTGGGATGCAATGCCAAGAGCCGGGTGCCGGGACTCATACAAAGAAATGGGACGATTGCGTTGCTGATGTCATGAAAAAGGGTTCAGCAGATAATGCCTATGCGGTTTGCACGGCTCAACTCGGTCCATCGAAGCAGGCCAAACAAGGCGGACCTGGAAGTGGACCTAAGGGCAGTGGATCGACGGTCGACAAAGCCATTTCAGATTACAATGACAAAGTCAAACAGAAGCTCGCAAAGAGCACGGTAAAACAAAGCCGAGGCAAATTTAATTTCATCGGTCGAATCAAAGAAGCTTCAACGGCCGTGGACGGGCAAGTCGGTCGCAGATTCCGCGTAACTCTTTTACAAGAAGGCATGGGCAATCTCCATGACGCTTATTATTACACGGCGTCAGCGATTGAATCCGCCGTTCCACTTTTTGAAGGCGCACAATTTTACATTGATCATCCATCAGAAGAAGAAGAAGTCATTCGCCCCGAAAGATCCGTCAGAGATCTCGGCGGATATTTCGAAGAGGTCCGTGCGGAACCCATTCAAGGACAAGACAATCTCGGACTCACAGCAGACTTAGTTTTCCTTGCCGATCCATCTCTCAATCTTTTTCGGACTCAGATGATTGAGTCTCTCAATTATTCAACTAAACATCCCGGTGAAGATCTCGTGGGTCTCTCCATTAACGCGGGCGGTGATTTTGATACAGTACCGATCCAGCAGTTCTTGGAAATGGAAAGCATTCCTGATTCGTGCAAATCGAAACTTTTGGAGGCCACACAGGAAGGGGTCGATGTGATCCGCCCTGTTCGAGAAATGAAGTCCGCATTCTCATGTGACCTCGTAACGACGGCAGGAGCGGGCGGAAAAGTTAACCAAATCCTCGAAGGAGGCAAAATGAAAATGAAACAGCACAAACAGGCTGAAGGTGAAGCAGAAGATGGAATCGGTAACGCAGGTGCAGCTTCTGCTGATGGATCTGCAGATGGACAAACTGGATCGCATCCTGATGCTGCTCAAGACGTGGCTTTGATTAGCAATATGCTTTCAAAGTATCTTGGTGATGGTTTCAGTGATGAAGACAAGCAGATGATGGCTGAAGCTTATCAAAACGCGCTTGAAATGGGTCTCGAAGGCAAAGAAGCCGAAGATACTGCTGGACATGCCATGAAAATGTCCAAGCACATGCAAGCCAAACAGAAACAAGCTGCCATGCATCAAGCTGAAGGTGGCGAAGTAGAAGCTGAAGGCGAAGCTGAGTCTGATGCTGATGGCGATAAGACGGCACTCGGGGTCCACGGATCTCCAACCGTACCGCCTGCGGGATCGAAGAACGGAATGAAACCACAAGATCAAATCCAACAAAGCCACAAACAGTCGGCTGGAAGGGGAAATGGCGTGACCGCACTTGTTGCCAAGATGGCAAAATTAGAAAGCGAATTGGAAAGACTTCAGCTCGAAAAGCACACGGACAAAGTGCTTCGTGAGTCCGGTCTCCCAATGAAGGCGACTAAAAAATTTCGTGAAAGTTGTTTGCCTGCCATTCGCACGGTCCAACAACTGGAACGTGAATTACGACGATTTAAAGAAGCCTACACACTTGGAAGTGAGTCTGAAGGTGAAGGTTTCGTACTTGGTGTTGAGCCAAACGGTGCAATGCTAGAATCCGGGGTAAGCCGCGGTTTTGGTGATTGTATTGATGGCGATTAATTTCTAAACAAGGAAGGAAATTGAAATATGTCTATTTCAGCTTCATCTGGCAATAATGACCTCATTGTTCGAGGTGGGCCAGGAGAATCTCTTTTTGAAGACGGTCGTGCTGCCGTAGTTGTGGGCTCAACCGCTGCGACTTGGAATCAAGGCGATCTTATGTGCTTTGATACAGGAGCTTTAACTCTTCGTCCAGTCAGTGCGACGGGTGATGGCGTGACCTTTGTGGGCGTTGCGGATAATGCCGTGACTAATGGTCAATTAAATAGTCCTTATCAGGGTCTAACTCCAGTGGATGCATCTCAGAAAGGTCCGGGATTCGTTGGACCGAAATATGGGGTCACTGCTCGATTGCTCCTGCATGTGGGCGATTCTTTTACGATCGGAGCGAAAGTCTATCTTTCGAATGGCGACAATACCCAAACGGTCACCGTGACAGATCCAGGCGACCACAATTATGTCGGTATCTTTGTAGGTCTTGTTCCCGTTACTTCGGCGGTTGCAGGTCAAACAGGAGATATTCTAATCGGAGCAAGATATCCGTTTGGAACCGGTGCTCAGGTCATTTTCTAAGGAAGGGATGAAAGAAATATGAGTGATGTAGCCACAAATGGAAGAACTCAGTTGTCTCGACGCAATAGCGTTGAGGTCAACCAAAAGATGAAAGAAAGGGCCGTCTGGAATAATCCTGAAATGAAAGAGTTTCGGGAATCCATTAAAGGCCGTTTTGGGGTTGACATGCGCGACGCGAAAGCGATGCCCATGGGAATCGACTCAAACTTTAGCTGGGCGAAATTCAAGAAGAAGCTGATGCGAGAATCGAATTCAGCTTCAGCGAACCCCCAGCTCTTGCGTGCCGGTGTTCAGACTGCAGTCAATAACCTCTATCCAGCGGTGAAGACTACGTACGAACAATGGACCCACGTAATCCCTTCAAGTCGAGATACCGAGCTTTACGCTCCTCTCAATGCGTTGACCTTCTTAGAAGAAGTCGGCGAAGGCGAGAAGTACGCAGAAGCATCGGTCATCGGATTGGACATCAAACTTCGTAATAAAAAGTTTGGTGAACTTTTTCCGGTGTCTTTTGAATTGATTGATGATGATCAAACCGGTCAGTTTGCTCAGAAAGTCGGCGACATGGCCGACTACGCTGCGCAGCTCTGGGAAGTGTACGCTTACGGAAAATTGGCTTCGATTTCTACTGGGGCAACTTACGCGAAATTGACAGTTCCGTCTTCGGAAACTAAACCTAGTTATGAAAGCGTGTATCCATGGAGCACGAGTTTAAAAGGCGGCGGCGCAACGAAACCCGCTTCTTTCGGAACTCTGACTCAGGGAAACGTGCAATCGGCATTCACAGCTCTTGAAAACCAATTGAATCTCCAAGGGCTTAAAATGGCGGTCTCTCCTGATAGCATCGCAGTGAGTCCATTCTATCGCTGGACGCTTGCAACTTTGTTGAATTCCAATTTCTATCCGTCGGGCGCTGCATCTGCAGGTCAGGTCGGTGGATCTTTGGCAATCAACGTATTGCAGGGAATTGCAAATCCAGTGATCAGTCGTTTCATGTTCAATAATTCAGGTTCGACGAACTCGAACTCTTCGGCATGGTATGTCATGGATTCAAGCAAGCCTTGGTTCATCGTTCAAATGCGCGAAGCTGCAAAGATCACTCAGGAAAATCCTGAAACCGGTGCAGGATTCGAACGAGACATTTATCGTTGGAAGCTGACAGTACGTGGAAATGCGGATTTCATTGATCCTCGTTTCGCTTACCAGGGTTCTGATGGATCTGTCTAAAATCAACTTTGGATGAATTCCACGAGAGTCATCCAATGGCGGGGCCACGAAAGTGAAGAGCCGTGGCCCCGCTCTAAAAAAGGTGCACGAATGGCAAGGTATAAAAGGAACGAAAGAGTGGCAGCAAAACAAATCGGACCGGCAGGATCGTGTTTGAATCCCGAAGCAGATCTTCCCAATAAAGAACCAATGGACGGCAGAAAGTATTTAGGACTTGCAGGCGATGTCGCTCAAGATGTTGTCTATGTTCGTAATACTCGATTCCCAAATGGGTATCTGCATTTCCCAGTTGAACCTTTAATGCGAACGGTCGATAAGTTCTTTCCACAAGCCGTTGATGGACCGCTTTATATTGATGAACCGGTTTCTAAACGAGAGATTGCTGATTGTAAACGTAAAGCCGCTGCCATGAAGCTTGAGAAACTCAGATACGCATACATCGCGCCTGAGATGACTTTAGAAGATATATTGAAACAATTGGAAGAAGATCATCGTGGCGTGGCCTGACTCATCTACCGCAATTCTGGCACTTCGAACGATCTTGTTTGACGGACCGACCGATAAGATCTGTTCGATGAAAAAGATCTTAGGTGTGGTTGATGGCATTAATACGATTTTTAAAACATTTGAATATCGTCGAGTGACTAATTTTACCACAGCGACATTCCCACTAGGTCTTTATTTGAACGGGACGGCGATCCCACTGGGTAACATCATTCAAGATGATTTGGAGTCTGGAACTTTCCAGCTCCAAGCTCCGTCTCTTCCATCGAATACTAGTAAATTGACTGGAACGTACTACTACAAATGGTTTGATGATTCAGAACTGGATCAGTTTCTTCAAAACGCTTCTTCGTGGCTCGGGTATGGAACGAGCTATGTTAATCTTGATGATGGATTGAATGCCGCTGCACTTCGATTCGCAGCTCAAGAAGCTTATGAAAAAGCTGCTGCAAAATATTCTACTCGCGCCTCTCAAGTCTTTCAGCTTGAAGATGCTCCGACCGAAGATATTATGAAATCAATTGAGGCATTCAAAGAAATGTCGGAAGGCTTTTTGGAGAAAGCTGAAACGATGCGAGATGATTTTTATAAACGTCAAGGCCAACCGCTTGCGCCTTTATTTGGCTTTGCTTTGGGTCGGGTCACAGATCCGACACCGAGAAGGTGACGTCATGGCAACCGCGTCGTTAACTAAGACTAAAGATGGCATCAGTCTTTCAATTAAAGCTATTGCGACGCGCGGGAAAGCCATTTCTTCTTATTTAAACCGTTATGCATATCCTAAATATCAGCAAGCTCAGATTGTCCGATGGCAGACTGAGAATGCAAGTGAAGGCGATACCTGGGCATCTCTCACGCCTGCTTATCTTAAGCAGAAAAAAAAGAAATTCGCAGCATATCCAGGTGCAGGTAACGCGACGATGGTTGCGACCGGTCGATTAGCTGCCGCTGCTCAAGGACGCGGTCCCGGATCTCTGAAGCTAGTCACCAATGAAGGAATGACAGTCGGAGTGGATCTTGGAGCACTTCCTTATGCTCAGTACCC